ATCGACACCTCGTCGAGCACCAGGAGGTCCGCGTCGCGCAGGATCGACTGTTCGTTGATCAGGAACTTCGGCTGGTGGATGTCCTCGAGACGCAGCTCGAGCTGGGCGATGCGCGTCATCGCGAAACCCCGCTCGGTCGGCCCCATGCGCGGCAGGTCGCGCCGCAGCGCCACCAGATCCTCGGTCGCGCGCGCGATCTCCTCCGGCGTCGCCTCCGAGACGCGGTAGATCAGGCTGTGGATGGTCTGGGCGGGCGTGCCCTTGCGCGTCATCACGAGCGCCGCCTTGCCGGTGTAGGCGGCGAAAATTACGCCGCCAAGGCCGCCTGGAGTCATGGGTTCCAGACCCAGCGCCTCGATCGTCATGGCGGTGATCGTGGTCTTGCCGGTCCCGGCATAGCCGAAGAGGCGGAAGATCTGCTGGTCGTGCCGCCGCGTCTCGTACCAGTCGCGGATGGCGGCGATGGCGCGGCCTTGGGTATCAGAAAGGGTGATGGTCATGCCCTGGGCTCCGCCCGTTCGCGGCTGAAACTCTCCACCGGAGAGTTTCCGAGACGCCGCTCACCCCAGCAACGCTTCGCAAAGGGACAGAACCGGCAGAGGAAGAAGTCGGGGCTGGTCGCGATGCGGGGCAGCAGATCGCCTGCGTCGGCGGCGCGCAGCACGTCGACCGCCTTGTCCGACAGCACCTGCGCGGCGGCCGGATCGAACGGCACATGCTCGTGGTAGAGTTCGCAGCTGTCCTTGTTCAGCGCGGTGAACAACGCGGATCCGAGGCCCATGTAGGCCATGTAGATCTGCATCTGTCCGAAATAGACGGGCTTCGAAAGCTGCACGCCCTTCTTGGCCATGTCAGACCAGGATGAGGCTTTCAGCGCCTTGTGTTCCCAGAGCACGGGCCAGGCGAGGCCGATCGCCGGGCCGCCGACGATCACGCCGTCCACGTGGCCGCGAATGCGCCCGCCCGCCGTCTCGAAACCGAACTGACCGCCAGCCTGCGTCTGCGTGCGCAGATCGAACCCGGACTGCCGCAGCCAGCGGATCGCCAGATCCTCGAAGACATGCCCGGCCGCGAAGATGCGAAGGACGCGCCCCTCGAAATCCTTGCCCGGATCGGGCGGCGTGTGGGTGACCTCGTAGACCAGGCGGCGCGCACAGGGCTCGCCGATGCGGCTGGCGCCCAGATAGTCGCGCGGGCGCTGGCCCTCGCGGTCGGCCTCCAGCGCAGCGTCGATGTGGCGGTTGATCCGCACACCGAGGGGTTCGGGATCAGAGGCATCGCGACCGTAGACGAAACCAGAGCGGTGGTTCAGATCAATCATGTGCGTTGGGCCTTCTTCTTCTGGCCCTTGGTCCAGGCGCTCTGGTCGCCGGTCCGGCCTTTGCAGTATTCGACAAAGCCGGGAGCGTTCAGGTTCTCCTTCTGTGTTCCCCACTTCAGATTGTCGGGACGGTTGTTCGCAGCGTTTTCGTCGAGGTGCATGACCACTGCCCCCTCGAAGGGTGGCGAGCCATGGAAAGCCTCCGCAATCAGCCGGTGCACTTTGTACGTCTTGCGCTTCACCGGGACGCAGAACCGGCCGTCTGTCTTGTTCCACACCCCGAAGTACGGCTTGCCGCCATTGGGTCTCACGCCACCGCTCGGCATTGGGTACCGGTAGGGGGTGACCATGACCCGCCCTTCGCTACTAACGAGGATGCCGGAAACGCTGGGGACGTCGCGCCAGATTTCGCCTGAACTCATTTCCTGCTCTCCCTCATCAAAAAGGAATTTCGCCTGCATCGGACTGGCGCTGCATCGACTCCTGAAACCCGTCGACGCAGGCCTCGATGATGCGATCGATCTCTTCTGGCTTCCGGTCGTAGAACGGCGCCATCAGGTCGAGCTCGGTGAGTGTCTCGGCGAGCATCCGGCGGGCCTCCACGATGGCGCGCGTTTCCATGTCGGTCTTGTCGATCATGCCGTGGTTCCTTTTGGCGTTGGCCGAGCCCGCCATCAGGCAAGCCATCGAGCAGAAGCGGTAATGAGGGATGAGGAGCGGTGGCCGCAGGCCTGCGATCGAACCACTGGATCGATCGCAGCGACGAACGCCCCAGCGCAGGCCGTGGCAGTAGCCAAAGCCCCGCGATTGCCGCCCGCAGAGCGCGCAGGGCCTTACCCCATCAGGAGAAGGTCCAGCGCGTCGCGCTCCTCCTTGTCCGGGGCGGCGGTCCGGCGTTCGGAGGACAGCACGATGAACCGGCTGATGGCGTTCGAGGCCATGCATTCCAGATCGCGCCGGGTCAGGCTGGCGATGGGGCGGTCGAGACGCCCGCGCGCCTCGAGCCAGCACCCCATCGCCAGTGCCGCCTGCGTGGTGACATGCGCCTGCCATTCGTCCGGGCTCACGGGTTCAGCCAGGCCGGGCCGTTGCCGGGCTTGGCAGTGGGCTGGCTCTGGGTGGCGGGCTGGGCCGGAGCCGACGGCGCACCCCAGGCGGGTGACGCGGGCGCGGAAGTTGCCCGCGGCTGGCCCCAGGCCGGGGTCGCGGGCTGCGCGGGCGCGGCAACGGGCCGGGGCTTGTTCGAGGGCTGCGCAGGCACGGGCTCGCCTGCCATCACCTTCTGCCATTCGGGCGCGGTGGGCAGCACGACATGGTCGAGCTTGTTGGCGTCCTTGTAGGCGGGGTTGCGGCTCGGCTCGATCTGGATCTTGGCCACGAAGCTGATCCCGTCGAGATCGGCGAGCCCGCGCAGCACACGCTTGGCCTTCGCCGCCTCGCTCATGTCCTCGGGGTTCAGCCCGAGCGCGCTGTCGATCATCGCGCGGAAGGTCGATTTCGAGATCTTCCAGCCGATCGACTGGCCCTGCTCGTCGAGCTTGCCGCCGGAGACGGTGAACATCTGCCAGAACTTGCGCCGGGCATGAGGCCCCTCGACCACCGTGAACTCGGCGTCGAGCATCAGCACGTCGCTGCCGGGCTGGTTCGAGGGCTTCAGGAGCCCGCGGTCGATCTCGCTCGATCCGTCGGTGCCGCCCTTGCGGATGGACATGGTCACCTTGGCGAAGGTGCCGTCGGGTATCAGGTCGCCGGACTGCTGCGGCGCCACGTCGTTCATGTCGAAGGTCATCTCGTTCATCCTTTCGGTGCGTGGTTGATCTTGGAGAGCAGCGCGCCGAGATCGGCCGGCTCGGTCAGGTCGAGGCGCCCCGAGCGGTCCTTGGCGGGCAGGCCCCAGGGATTGCCGGCGCGGCAGACGAGGCGGCGCGCGTTGCCCTTGTCGGGGTCGTGCCGCCAGGCGGTCGCGCCGTCGGGGCCGGTCTCGGGGCTGAAGAGGCCGAGGACCATCATCTGGTCGAGGATGCCGGGCAGCTCGCGGGCGACCTTTCCGCCCTCCATCTGCGGCTGCCAGATGACCCGGTTCATCTCGTCGGTGATCCGCTCGAGGATGCCGACGAAGATGACCGTGCGCCCCGGCGCATGCTGAAGGTGCTTCAGGAGCCCGATGACCTCGCGCGCCAGCAGCCCGTAGGCGCCGCGCGTGTCGGGTTTGCCGGTCTTGTCGGAGAAGGCCTCGGGCCGGGTCTTGGCCCAGGCCATGGCCTGGCGCGTCAGGTCGGTGATGCTGTCGACGAAGATGATGCGCTTGCCCGCAATCATCTGAACGAGATCGGGATAGCTTTCCCTGAGATGCTGGTAATGCGCCTCCGAGAAGAAGCCGCTCGGATCGGCGGACGGGTTGACCCCGCCGACGAGACAGCCGATGTCGAGGGCGTCGGCGAAAGTGCGGACGGGAATGCTGTCGCCCGGCCAGTCCTGGACCGACTTCATGCCGGCCTCGAGGTCGATGCAGAGCGTCTCGGCCGGCGGCAGGGTCTTCAGCAAGGAGGTCTTGCCGACGCCGCTCGGACCGAAGATCGCCATGGTGGTCTTGCCCTGCGCCTCGCGCAGCCGGTCGTCGGCGCTGACGATGCGCAACGCCATCACCGGCCTCCCGCGTCGCGTGACGCAACATCGAGCGCGCATTCGCTTCCGCGCGCGCCAGCCTGCCGGGCGAGACCATAGAGCTTGCGCAAGGCGTGAAGGCGGTCGCCGACCGCGCTGAACTCGGCCTCGACACCCAGCAGGGCGAAGGCAATATCGTCGAGCGTGGCGTCCTCGATCGGCTTGACCACCTGCTCGCGGCGGATCTCGCCGAGCGCCGGAATGACGATCGTGTCGGGCAGTGCTTCGAGCGCATAGTGGCGCTTGCGGATCTCGGTCAGGGCGGCACAACTGGTCATCGGGCATCCTCGGACTTGATGGTGAGACGGAAGGTTGGTTTCGCCGTGCGAACCGTTCGAGCGGAGGCGAAGGATTTGCGGATGGCCTCGGGCCAGGCGCTGTACTTGCGCTCGGGGACCTTGAGGGTGATCTCGACGAAGCCGTTCGGGTCGTCGCCGGCGGCGCGGATACGGTCGACGAGCGCGGCGAGCTGCCCCTGATCCCATTCGATCTTCTTCGGGAGATCGGCGGCGACGACGACGGCGCCGTCCTCGAAACGGATGAGGCCGGTGTCCTTGCCCTCTGTCCGGCGCACCGTCGCTGCCGCGTCGGCGTAGCGGAGCGCGATCGCGCCTTCGAGCCACTCCTTGAGCCGCCTGGCGGCATCCAGGGCGGCGTCGGCATCCTCCTGGAGCAGCGCCAGATGCTCCGCCGGAAGCCTGGCGATCTCGCCGACCGGCATGGTGCGGATGTCGTCGAGGCTGGGGCGGTTGTTGCAAGCCGATGCCATCACGCCACCTCCGCCAGCAGGAGGGCGGACAGCGGGACCGAGGCCTGCTTCGGCTTCGGGCGGGCGATGGCGAGATAGCTGTAATCGTTCGACCGGTGGCGACGCTGCACGAGATGGATCAGTCCGCGCTCGGCCGCCCACCAGGCGCGGCGCGCGATACGGGCGAGTTCCGCCCGCTCCCGCTCGGCAAGGCGCGTGCCCTGCGGCATGGTGTCGAGCGCGAGGAACCCACGGTGATATTCGAGGATGTCGCCGGGCGCGGCCTGGCCGACCCAGCCACAGAGATCGATCTCCGTGAGCGGCTTCCGGACAGCGGGGAATCTGGATGCAATGACGTTCATGATGGGCTCCTACTCACGCGCTCGCCGAACCGTCTCACGCGGCCCGGATGCCGATCGCCGTCAGGACGAGGCGGATGTCCTTGACGCGGCGGTAGAGGCTGCTGCGGGCGCCATGCCCGCTCGCGGCGAGACGATCGACAGTGGTCAGGGAGAGGGCTGCACAGAGAGCGCCGTCGGCGGGTTCGAGCGAGCCAAGACCGCGCTCGACATCGAGACGCTCCTCGGCGGTGGCGTATGCATCGGCGGGCTGGCCGAAGAGCGCCGACAGCCCGTCGGCTTCGGCGATGAGATCGCCGCGGGTCAGCCCGTCGCTCTCGGGAATGGCCTCGTCGAGCGAGACCGGCGTCGCGCCGTACATGCGACGCTCCCGCTTCACCTTGTTGGCGATCCGCGTCGCCCTGTTGGCGAGGATGGCGCCGGCAAAGGCGCCGAGCGTGCCGCGATCTGCGTCGTAGGCGGGAAGCCGGGCGATCAGGTCGACAAGCAGGTCCTGGCGGACATCGTCGAGATCGGCACGGGGAAGCCGCAGCTGGCGGACGAGGCGGCGGGCCGCGATGTCCGCCTCATGAAGCAGGATCTGAAGATCGTCTCGGGAAATCGAAGATTGCATCGGCATGGCCTCGGGTCATCGCTGTTGATGACCTCAAGCCTGCCGAAACCGCCGATCCGTTAGGTGGGAGCGGGATGGGTTTTGGATGGGCAGGAATGGGAAGACGAGCGCTAATGCGGGCCAGCGCCCTTATGGCCGCAGATCGAACCTTTCCGGAGCCAGCCCCAGGAAATAGCGGGTCGGGCTCTGGCGGGTCCTGATCAGCGTCTTCTGATCGTCGTGAAGTGCATTTCTCAGGTCACGGATCAGGTCGCCAGCGCTGCGGCCGCTGTTGTCGGCCTCGATGTCCTGCGGCGTCAGATAGCCTTTTCGGGTCGCTGCGGCCTCGGCCAACTTCACCAGAAGGTTGAAGGGCTGCTGCGGGATGTGAATCTCGCCGCCACCCAGAATCACTCGCTGGCTCTGGCGGAAGATGACCAGATGCGGCTCGAAGGTCGCAGCGGATTCCAGCATCGAAAGATCGATCGCGAAGCCGACCGCATCGGCGTTGCCAAGGCAGTCTGCCGTAGCAGCAATTGCGATACCGGCTTCAACGAAGTGCGCGAGGTCGTCCGCTGCCATCGCCGGCGCGATCACGGAGATGGGCGACGACCCGACGACCGCACGCATCAGGCCGATCAATCCCGGTTGAAGCACCGCATCCCGCGACAGCGCGAGGAACAGCGCCCGCTGGGCCGACGTCTCCCCCAGATGCCAGACGCCCGCCGTAACCGGCGATGGCTCGTCGTCGAACCCGGACGCCATGGCGATTTCGCGGACCAGCGAGGGTGGATGAATGCGAAAGCTCCGCAGATCGTCATCGCCGAGAATGACGTCGCTGCGCCGGTCCGTCGGGCAAACCGCGATGTGTCGCCCGTTGACCTGATGGATGGGCCGCGCGTCGAGACCGCAGTCACAGGCCGGGCACACATCCCATTCCGTCGCCGGCGCCTGCTCGACCAGGACGCCATGATCGAGCAGCCGCTCGAAATCGCGCCCGGCATGAGGCGCCGCCTGTCGGCCCCAAAGGATTGCGGGATCGCCCGCCTCACTCAGCCGCAACAGCAGCCTGGGCAGCGTCTCGGTCATTGAGCAGTCCGTTGCGGCGAAGGAGCGTCATGATCCGGCCCTCGAACTGCTGACGCTTGAACATGGCG